ACATACATTGCTTCGTCGGAATCTTCATCGCTGTGAACGATTACGGACTCGATGGTAGCACCGGGATTAGCCCCAGCAAGGACAAGACTAACCTCGCGGATGTTTCCGTGGATGACATCCGAACCATTCTGCTTAAGCTGGTTGGCATAGATCGACAATGCACAAACATCCCCGTGATTGACGAGGGCTCTGGCGTTCACACCCTGCTCTGTCTCGTTGAAAGTGCAATATGCGTAAACGCCCTCATTGCGATTCTCAAGAAGAGCATGGCCAAGAACGTTAAAAGGATCATCGTGCTTGTGATTCCATACCAGAGGGACGATCATACCATCGTTGTTCTTAAAAGCCCCGTGCTTAATCACACGGCCATCAGAACACTTGATGTCATTCTTCGTCGCCCAGCCACAGAAATCATACTTTTTCTTAGCCATTTTGATCTGCGCCTTTCTTAGTAGCTATTTCTTTTGAAACTTCAGGACTTGGTACTGTCCCTTTCGGAGCACTCAAGTTCTTATTTCTAAGTTCATCTGCCGTAGGATCATCAGACGGTTTCATTCCGACAATCTGTCTAATCTCGTTAGCGGTCATAATTTCGTTACGAGTAAACTTGTCGGCGATCTCTGCGACATTCTCAACAGGAATCAACTTAAACGGATCTCTGAAATACTTAATTGCTTCACCATTATCCCTCTTCTCTTTAGAAAGGAATTTTCGGTGACATTCCTCCACAGGAGCAGCCACGATAGGTTCCACGATTCGAGAAAAATAGTTCTGCATTACAGAAGGCTCAGCACTGCCGTTAAGAATCTCCTGCGTTAAACCGAGCTGACTAAACAAAAGATTAGTCAAATACTCGATCTGTTTAAGGAGGTTGTTTTCGACAGGCCTATTGAGCTGAGTAATCTTCTCAGTTCCGTCTATGTATGCGATTCCATATTGCGAATCCTTAAGTTGTGAAGCTATATTATCCCGTCTATTAATAGCTTCTTTTTGCCTCTTATCGCTTTTTACAACGTACGGCAACTGGATTATTAAATCTAGTTTGCCCGAACCACTCTGCTCGTCGATAACATCCAACAAATTGAGCTTTCGAATCAATCGTTGCATGGTCGAGTTCTCATCGTTCATCGTCGCATAGAAAGGATTTTCAACTATAGCGACAACGCGTTTCGGAAGGGTGATTTCTTTCTTCTGTCCATCACGTTCGTCGTATACCTTAACCCTCACATACTTCGGATACCATTGAACAACTTGGCCGACGCGCATCGACTTGACATCGAAATCCTCATTAAGAATAGGATCTTTATTGGTTTCGGTAGGAACAAGCACTATTGAGCCCTTATCGAGAAGGGTTAGAAACATGTCGTTCCTAAATGCTCTACCTGTCTGATCAATGTTCGCCTCAGTATTGAAGCATCGATTAAGACCCGAATCTACATCTTCAAGATACCGCCCGTTGTCATCAAGCTTACAATGCTTAATGTCAATCGAAGAAGCATCTAAAGCTATTCGATTCAAGATTGAGTTAATAATGGTTCGTTCGTTTCTAAAGCTTAGTCTACTTCTATCGGGCCTGGTGTAATATGCAGGACCGATATCGTTAGTCCAGTAGGAGGCATCTTCCTCTTCTTTGTTTCGGAAGACGTTCCAGGCCTTTCTAAGCCTGGACCCAATAGGTTCTGCCATATGGTGGCCTCCTTAAAAGATTATCGGTTTATATCAACCGTCTTTTTCTTATAAGCGATTCGGCCAGAAGACCAAACGCCATTTTTAAGCTGGCTCATGTCATATCCTTCATCAGCAAGCGCCATCATAACTCCATATTCAGCCCGTTTTGCGACAAACTTAACGGATCTACCAGAAGGAGCCTTAATATCCGCTGCATTTTTAGTCATGACTTCAGCCATCTTCTTGTTCCAGGCATTGAAGAAACTGCGATTATAATTTTTACCGAATACCGGATCAAGCTCGTTGCGCTTGTAGTCGTACAACTCCTGTTTAGAAGCGTTGTAGACTTTCTTTTCGATCTTGTTATAGTTCTTCTTAGCCCATTTAACATCTTTACGCTCTAATCTCCGACGACCAGCCGGAGTTAGAGATCCATCCGGATTCTGGTATCTACGGATCCCCCATTTCATTCCGAGGATTCCGTGGTGATAGAGTTCGTATTGCATATTAATCAAAGCTCTCTTTATTTAATTTATAAGCTATCCAAGCATCCATCATAGCAGCAACTGCGTCGATCTTCTGCTCGTGACGTTTCTTAAATAGCTTACGGTTGCCATTCGTGTCCTCCATAACAACACAGTTGCCCATAGCAAAGGACATAAGTTGCTCGTCAAACAGAAGAAGCCTTTCTCCTGCTAATTTCTTCAATTCGCCTAAAGGCACTGACTCCGTCTTAACGCCCTGAATGACCTTCTCAATCCCAAACGGACCGTTCTCAGTAGCCCAACGCTCAACAAACTCCTTAGCATTGTAAGGATCGTAGCCGAAGCACCGAACATCATAGTCACACTTCTCGATATAGGCATCCAGATCGTCGTAGACTTGCATCATATCGAGTACAGTGCCTTCAAGCACTACGAGACTACCTTCCGCCATGAATTCCTCATACTTATGGTGCATGGCTAAAGGAAGCTTTACGAAAGTTACAGAGGAAATATAGTTCCTAGTCTTAACGCCAAAGCATCCGTTAGACAGCGGGAACAGGAAGGTAAAAGAACAGAAGTCGTCACCTTGCGACAAATCGGCTCCTAAAGCGCAAGACATTCCCCAATATTCCTTAACAGTATGAGGAAGCGTCTCCTCATAAGTAAAGTAATAGGTATAACCTTCCATAGGGATGTTAAATCGCTTAGCCAGAATATCATTTCGGCTTGCAGGAGCCTTCTCTGCTCTTTCAACATCAAGTTGATATGTCTCGTAGCTGACAGTCTTTCCGAGATTCGGGTTCGCCTTAATCCAGAGCTCAGGATGGGCAACCTCCTCGATGCTGTCTAGCTTGTAGTACCAAATCGACACATGGGGATTTTGATACTCGCCTTTCAGTATGTCCATCAACTCCATCTTGATGGTATCTCCAGGTCCATTTCGGACTGTACCTTCGGAGCTAGTAGCCACGATCAGATAGTCGTCATTGATCCCCTCTCCGCCTTGGCTTTTGGTACAGCTCTGCTCGATTGCGCCAATGACATCTTCTCGAATGTCACCAGAAAGCCACTCATCTACGGTGGCCAAACTACAACGAGCACCCTGAAGTTTATTGATAGACATGGGTTTGATCTCTAAGATCGAACCAGTAAGAAAGTTCTGTATACCGAGTTTAGTCGGCGCAAGCTTAACTCGGTCTGCTTTAGAACCGGTAGTGTTGTTAATAGACCCTTCAGTCAAGAATTGGTATAAGGGGCCTCTAGCTCTCACTATCGCTGTACGGATAGGGGAGAGAACCTCGTCTGCCTGACGCATCGTAGGTGCAGTTGTGATCTGGCTTGTCGTCTTGTTGTTGACGTTAAGCTCGAAATTCTGGATGAAAGAGGCATACATAGTCTTCGCAGCACCTCGAGGAATGATGAGATACTGCTTGTTGATGAGTCTCTTCTTGATCGTCTTCTGCACATAGCGACCGCCAAACCCATCGGGATTCGGGACGAACACTGTACGCTCCACAAAGTAGTACCAACCGAAGACTTGCTCGGCCCAGAGCTTGAATGTGTCAAGTAGATGGACCGGCGATCCGTCAGTTAGCGTTAACTCCGCCTCGCAAAATGCTATAAAGCCGTTGATGGCTTCGTCGTCGTAATAAATGTTCGGATCTCGGATCAATGCATCAATCCGGTTCATTTCCATTTCGATAGTTTGGCAGACAGGTATGTCGCCTCTCAGGACGGCATCCCGAAACTGACCATAGTAGATCGGCGTTGCCGTATTAGATAGTGACATGAAAACTCCTTATTTAAGCTTTTCCCGCTCTTTCCAGCGCCTATCTCTTAGTTCCGTTTCGGCTCTACGATCGGCATTCTCTTTGATACGCATTTCTCGTTCTCTGAAATCTAGATCTCGCTTCTCTTTTTGCTCGGTGAGAGCTTGATTACGAAGCTTAAGAGCTGCTTCTTGTTTACTAACCTTATAGCCGGTGTAAGCCTGTCTTGCTGTATTAAGCAAGCTAACGGTACTTGTAGCAGCAGAGACAACCGTAGAATAAAGACGAATCTTATCTTCGAGACTGCGTTCTCCGGCGTTCACATTTTTACTGGTCGCAACAGCCGTCACTTTTTGATCGGCCATGAAATTCTTACTTTTCTCAAGAATCTCTTGGTCGGACATTTTTCCGTATTCAAGTTTAGAAGAAAACTTTTCGTAACGACTTAGCTCTTTTTCGTATTTCTCTCTAGCTTTAGTTCTTTTCATGAAGCCTGCACGGTCATATGCCCGC